GGTCAGGAACTACAGACAGCCATACCAGCAGGCCGTAGACTACCCACAAGCCGTATGCTGCCCCTGGGCCGCAGAGGAGTACGTTAATGGCCTACGATCTCCCGTTCCTGACCAGTGCCCAACGCAAAGCAGCCGACCTGCGTCCACGGACAGACGAAGAACTAGACCCATGGGGTGCGACAACCGTCCCACGGGCACCGATAGTAAGTGGGCCAGATGTACCTACTCAGCAGCCTGCTCCATCCAATGTTGCCTTTGAAGAGTGGTTACGTCAGCAGCAGGCGGCCATACAACCCATAATACCCAGCCAGCCTACTCCTGACATGGGTATGCCTCAGATCGGGCCAGAAGGAGTCATCCGTCACACTGGCCTAAGAGGACAACCACGGGAAGAGCCACTACCGTCACCAGCCGACAGCTTCTTAACGACACCAGAGCCATTCACTCCTCTTGGGAGGATGGAAGCAGCTGAACGCTTCGGTGTATCAAGTGGTGCCCCATCATACCAGGAAGCTGGCGACCTATCCCCAGAGATGGAACGGGCACTTGTATCGGCAGGTCTTATGGAGCCTGCTGCCCCGACAGTCAAGGTGAATGAGTATGAGTGGCTACCTGATAAGAATAGGTGGGCAGCCCCTCCGATGGACGAGATCACCGACCCTGGATATGAAGAGTTCGTCAGTGGTCAGTGGGTGCCGTACCCTGTCAGGGACAGACAAGGTAATACATCTGAGAAGATGGTTCCTGTAAAGCTAGCCCAAGAGTTAGCCCGACGTACAGGTCTTGGAGACCAGCCCGATAGTCCAGTCGCCGATGTGTTTGAAGGTGTTGGTTTCGTCATCAGACCTCTAGAGGTCTTCTCCCAGACTGTAGTCGAGTTATTTGAACAGATACCCACTGTGATGCGTGGTGATTTTGGAGGACTTGAAGGCCCCACGCTTCTGACAGACGGGTTCATGGCTGCCCATGAGAAATTCAGTGATAGGCCCATATGGCAGCAGATAGTCTTCGGTATCCTTACTGATCCTGTCGTGATGCTGAAAGGACTCAGCATAGCAGCCAAGCTAACAAGAGCAGCCTATAAGGCTGACTTGATACCCTTGATCGGCCTATTCCGCGTACAGATAGCACAGGCTGCCCAGGACAGTGGACGCTCTCTTGGTGACGATGCCATGGATGAGATGGCCGAGGCGTTAGCCGACTCAGTCCTTAGAGTCAGAACACCCGCTGAGGTACTAGAGACTGAGGTAAGAACCTCCCGTGGGTGGCAGCGGTTCTTGAGGCAGGGTGAAGACGTAGGCGTATTTGAGCCTGTAAGAACCAAAAGCGCAGAGCGTCTCAAGATTCTGGAAGAGTTTGGTCTAAAGGTTGACTCACATGTCAACGAGTTTGCTTACCCCCTGCGTAACCTGGTCGATGTCATCTCCGAGGTTGTGACAAAGGAAGGTAAAGTCTCAGGTACATTAGGGAGGATAGCAGGCTTCATAGCAGGCCCGTCCGTCACCAGGACTTCCGATATAGGTAAGCTGGCCACAGCAGTCCAGAGGCAGCGCAGATCGGCAGACCAGTTAGTCCAGGTTGCCATGTCTGCTGCATTCGATAGTCACCTGGGGCAGTTAGACAGCGTACTCCCGGTGGACACCAACGGTATATGGAAAGGTACTAGGCTGCCGTGGCAGAGGATATTTGAGGCCCCCGACTCCTTCAGTAAAGAGATAGTCTCTGATGAAGCACGCGCCTTGATCATGAAAGTCAACCAGATGACCAATGATGAGGTTTCGCGACTTCTTGATGATGCAGGCATAGTCCAGAAGATGCGTGCCAGGCCCGACAATGAGTACTACGTCCCCCGTAACGTACAGGCGATACGCGAGGTGGTATTAGATAGTAAAGGAGGCATCAACCCTGAGTTCAGTCGTCACTATGACGATATCACTGATGGTGTAGCTGCTGGCATCAAATATGGGACAAGCCCAAGGGACGATATAGAACTCTACATGAAGTGGGCCTATCGCAAGATAGCTAATAAGCAACTTGACGATGCCCTGGAGACCCATAGCGTTTCAAAGCATAAGTTGATCGGAGCAGACGTACAGGAAGCTGTAGATGTCGCAGCCAAGCAACTTAAAGATTTGAATAAGCAGCGTTCCACTTTGGCTGGAAGGATAGCCAATATGAAAGTGGATATGAAGGTCACCACAGCCGCAGGAGTACCGAAGGCAGCCCAGCTTAAAGAACTTCAGGCCCAATTGGCACAGGTCGATGAACTTATAAATGACCTGCCTTCCATCATACCCGTAGGCGAAGAACCTGCCAGGCAGTCCCTACAGATAGCCAGGACGAACCTGAGCAACGCGATAAAGCTGTATACAAGAGCGGAAAGGGAACTCAGGGATGCAGAGGGTTTACTTGCGGCCAAGACCGCTACAGGGAGTGCGAGGGCCTCAGAGTTAGCCCGGCTGGAAAGCCAATATGATAGGCTACTCGACCTGCGTGATGAGATGGTCACGCACAATAGGCACTTCCAGGGGAAGTCTGGTGAGATAGAGTACTGGGGGCAGGAGATTTTCCCTATCCTACCAAAGGATGTCATCGCATCAGGACAAGCCCAGAGCAGGTTCCGAACACTAGGAGTGGAACTGACTGCTGCCGGGAAGCGTGTAGAGGCAGCGACCAAACGGTTCGATAAGGTCACAGACGCCAGGGTCTGGGTTGGTGAAGTAGTAGACGACCTGAAGGACAACCTGGCCGACACACAGATACTCATCAGAGAGGCCCAGGAATCTCTTAGGATAGCCACTTCTGCTGAAAGTCGAAGTCAGGCTGGCAGGGGTGCTGCTAAGACAAGGGCTACATTATTTGATAGGCAGCGTGCCCGTATCGCCCGTAGGACTGATGTAGCAGGGCGCAGGGTCGGGACTGTGGAGTCTACGAAGAGGGCCATAGAAACCAAACTGGAGTTCCTCAAAGGCCAACAGGACAATATAGACAAGCAGATAGATGACCTAAAACAAGGCAAGGGGGAGTACGAGGGCGTAGACGCCAACGGTATGCCCAAAGGCTACAACCAGGCCAAGTCCAACCGCTCGACGGCACTAAAGAATATTGAATCAGGAGTAGCCAAAGGCGAACTATGGGGGCCAGACCAGCCTTACGAGATTAATTTTGCCATGTGGCGCGGCAAGTTCCTCCCAGAGTCTGATGTCAAGCTGTTGATGGAGACGCTGGGGAGGCAAGCAGAAGCGGGGGCATTCACACGGACGATTCAGTCACTGGTGAATGTGAAGCGTTCTCTAGCTGCAACCCTTGACGCAGCTGAACCCTTCATCCAGGGGCTGCCTATAATGGCCGACAACCCCAAGAACTGGGGTATCCAGACGGCCCGTCACTACCAGGCTCTATTTGACCCTGCCATCCAGAGCAGGCTGATCAGAGACAACATAGAGGACTATGCCTGGCTAGCCCAGCACAACGTCCCTATCGGAGACCCTGAGTTCTTTGCTGCCTTGAGAAAAGGGGAGGGTCTATCCTTTGACTGGTTGTTCAAGAAGACCCATACAGAGGAGGTACAGCGTTACTTCCGTTTTGCAGGCAGGCAGTCATTCGGCAGATTTGCGGCCATGTACAACACAGGTCTTGGTACTGCCCGTGTCCAGATGCTGCAAGCCATCAGACCCAGTTGGAAGGGCACAGACGCCGAACTGGCCCAGTATATCCGTAACCTCACAGGAGGACTGGATGCCCGTGCTTTAGGGGTCAGTCCACAGCGTACAGCTGCTGAGGGGTTATGGCTGGCATTCTCCCCACGCCTACTGCGGTCAACCATAGCCCTGGTGTATGACGCTGTTGCTACTGGAGTACCTGCTGAGATGATACCCAAGGTACTTGGCTATGGGGCTAAGGAAGGGACTGCCCGTGACAAGCTTACCAAAGGTATGATCAAGGCTTACTCATCAACCCCACAGGGACGTAGGGCCTTACGCACATTAGGCACATTAGCTGCTGGTGTCACTACAACCTACATCCTCACAGGGATGCGTCTGGGCAAGGACTGGGACGAGATACGAGCAGGACTCAACCCCCTGAACGGCAAGCGGTTCCTCTCCCATAAGATCAACGATGATTGGATAGGCGTCGGCGGTCAGATACGCGCATTAGCCCAGATGATGGCGACATTGGCGACAGACCCCTCCAGTATGCTTGAGGGCACCAGAAGGGATAACCCGATCCTGGCCTTCCTTAGTGGTCGTGGTGCAATCGGGACGCAGGCAGCCTTGCAAGCTGGAGAGGCGATTGCAGCCGAAGTAGGAGGGGAAGCCAACCTTGACCCGTTTGAACGTGTCGATGGGGTCAAAGACTTCCTCAAGCTACAGGGCACTGGCAGTCTACCCTTTACCCTACAAGGCCACTTTGAGGGTGAAGGTGCGCTTACCACCGTAGCATCCTTCTTGGGTTTAAGGACTGGCATCTCGACTGAATATGACGCCATGCGAGAGGCTAAAGAGATCAGGCAGGAGCAGGTATTACAGTACGTTGCCGACAATGACATCGAGCCTGACAAGATATATGAGGTCAACTGGAAGGGAGAGACCATAACCGTTGACCAGTCGAAGCCTATTGCGGAGTTTGCAGACCTACAACCCGCTGACCAGGTAGCCTTCAGGAATAAATATCCCAGCAGCTTTGACGCCTATGATGAGGCCATCCGCTCCCTGGCCAAGAAAGGAGAGCCGTGGGCACAGGAACGGGTCAAAGTGCTGGACATGGAAGACAGACAGGTGTCTGAGCAAGAGAAGGACGATGCCAAATTCGCAGATGGTAATGTCTATGACCAGACCATAAGTGCCAGGGACTGGATAGATGCCTACAAGAAGAGAAAAGCCAAACTCTCCGCACAGCGTGAAGTGACCTATGAACATAACATCGAGGAGCCTGAAGAGGCATTAGACTTCTACTACGCCAAGATAAGGGAGATATCCCTTGAGATAGCGGAGACCACAGGCTCTACGTTAAAGACGGATGATGAGACCGGGGAGGTGAACTACTCAGATGTGATGACTCCTGAAGGTTGGCAGGAATTAGAAGCCTGGTTAAGGGGTCAGAATACTGAGTTCCAGGATACCGTGAAGCGTAATACAGGTCTGAATGCGCCGACCACCCAGGCTAAAGACTACGAGAGGGCCATGGATATCATAGGGGTAAGGTACTATGACGCGGTCAACGACCTGCTAGCCTACCCTGAAGACCACACCATGGCAGGTATAAGATTTGAGGATGGGACTACTCTCGATCTCACCTCCAATCAAGCCCATATGTACTTGCAGATCCGAGACATGACAGATAAGCAGCAGAAGGAAGCAGTAACCGTGCTGCCGTCGGAAAGGGGCACTCCTGAAGAGACCAGGAAAGAGGGTAATGCAGAACTCGTCCGTTATGTGGACAACCAGATAAGGAAGTACAAAGAGACCCTCCGTATGAATGACTCAGAACTATTTGATGCCCTCTTCAAGTATGACCTTCTCCTTACCAAGCAGGCTTTCTTCGTACAGGAAGTACAGGGCAAACTCACCGCGCCTTAAATTGACACTACATGATGACAAGCTTTACACTTTTCCACAGTGATCCCTCCATTACAAGGAGCATCGCATGGTAACGACCCCACAAGAGGAACCCCAGGTAGAGGAACAGCCTGTCCCCGAAGAGGCTGGAGAGACTACCGAAGAGACCCCCGAAGAAGAAGTTGACTACAAGGCGAAGGCAGCCGAACTGGAGGCCCAGGTCAAGAAGATGGAGAACGACCTGCGTTCCAAGGACGGCCAACGCCGTAGGGATACGGACAGGGATGCGGAATTTGCTGGTTTCCGTGATGAATTGACGGCGATGCGTAAGGTGTTCAGTCTCTATATGGACGCAGCCAGGCACGGCGACACCGACGAAGTGCAGGATCAAATATCACAAGTGAACCAGGAATTGGCTCAAGGACAAGCAACGCGTGCCTACAACTCGCGTTACGACAAAGAGATGAACCGCCTCCTTTCCACCGTTCAGGACACAGATGGCAATCTCTTCATCAGTGAAGACGATGCGGTCAAGATCCAGAGCGACTGGGCAGCAGCCTGGGAGAAAGCCAAGACGGGCGACTACGAGGGTATCTACGATATCCAGATAGATGCCGCCAAGATGGTAGCCCAGGAAGAACGCCGAAGGGCCACCGACGAGCGTAAGAAGCTTTCTGACGAAGCCAAGAACGCCGCCAAGAACGCCCTTGAGAAAGCAGGCGTAGCCGACCTCGACACCGGGGCAGCTATCGCAGGCGGGAATGAAGAACTCCGTGGTTCAGCCCTCATAGAACGGGGGCTGAGAAGACGTAACTTATAAGGACTATGAGATGCCAACACTTAGTGAATATCAGAAGTTGGCTAACGACGATGTTACGGCTGGTGTGTTCGATAACATCATCACCGCATCCGAGTTGGCCCCCTTCCTCCAGTTCACCAGCTTCAGCGGAAACTCCCTGGTCTACAACCGGGAAAGCACGCTGGGAGCCGCCGCCACCCACCAGGTAGGAGACATCTGGTCTGACACCGAACCGACCTACACGAAGAAGACCGTGTCCCTCACCACCGTGGGCATACAGCACCCTCTTGACCGTTTCGCCATGCAGACTGTTGACAATGTACAGTCCCAGGAAGCAGTCCTCCTTTCCAAGATGGCCAAGTCCGTCGCCCGAAAGCTGGAAGACCTCCTGATCACTGGCAACTCCGGTGCCACATCCACCGAACCAGAGGGAC